CAGAACAAAACCTTTCAGAATATGATGTGATGGGAGATAGAATGAATATGTTATTCAAAATTACTATCAAAGAAGTCCACGAAGCAGTCGTTGAAACTAATGCGGAAAACTACTATGAAGCTCTAGCAAAAGTTGAATCTGATTACTGGAAGAACCCGAACGATTATGTGCTTGAACCAAAGGATACAATTTTTGAGTGAAGAAAAGCCCGCCAAATGGCGGGCTTTTACTATTTAAATGTGATTTCTGTAACCTTAGATTCATCTGAATATTTAGGGCTGACGCTGTTATAATCTCCGATTGAAACAACTCTTGCATATCCATTGAGCAAAATTCCAGCTGAACCTTCGAACAATTTATTATTGCATGACACAACATAGCAACCACCTTGTAACGCGATGGGATACGCACCATTCACAGACCTAATAAAACAATTGTCAATCATAAGACAAGGCAAATTATTGTTAACAACTTCAACTTCTATGCCGGATGTTGCGGCGGCGGGATTAAAAAATCGACAATTTGAAACTTTCCAAACGCTGTCAGTCGTTGTATCCTTAAAATCTACTTGCCCGCCGCCTGTTGGGCTGGATTGCTGATGATTTCCATTAAAAGTTGAATGATTTATTTCTACAATTGGAGCGCTTGTAAAAATTGCGTTAAGCACGTAATTGTTAAAAGTACAATTTTCCACTTTCAGCTTGTTTTTTGTGCCGACCGTGTTATTGCACCAAATTGCAAATTGGCCCTTGTTCGCCCCGTCAAACACGCAATTAGTAAATGTAGCGTCACAATTTTGTGTCATTCCGCATGTAATTGTATTAACATTCGGGTAATCCGTACAATCAAATACACAGCTATCGAATTTAACAACATTATCTAATGTAATTCCAGTAGTACCTCCGAATTTAATACCCGTGAATGAGCAATTACTAAAAGTCACTGATCCATTAAACTTTAGATAAGTGCTTGAGCCATCTCCTAAAAATTGGCAATTTGAAAATGTTCTTTCTCCTGTAAAACTCCATGAACCCGTGGGGAAATATATTTTTTTTATATTCGGGATATCGGCGATTTCATAATTTCCGGCAGGGATTGAATCATTCACGTTAATAAAAACTTGTTCATTTATGAGCTTAGTTATATTATTACTGTTTAAGGCAATATCGTTTCTTGCAGTTTCATCTTTTACATTATAAAAAACTCCACTGACTTTTAATTGCTTTACATCCATATTCAACCTCCTATTTTTTTAGTTGTTATGGTTAAAGTTTCGCTAACGACTTCAACGGCTTGAATATCCACGTTATTGATTTTTTCAATTGCACTCGTGTTAATAGGATCTGAAATATTGTATGTTTCTTCGCCGACTTGAATTTTAGTAATATTAGCCATTTTTACACACCTCACTTGTTATAATCATTTTTTCTCCGACTACAATATGATCGCTTACAAAATTAGCATCTACTCCAAAACTGATTGCTTCCAGTTCCGGGATATAAACGGCCTGTATTCTTTCGATAATATTACACACATTTTCCGAAAGTATGGCTTCTGCTATTTTTTCGTCAACTTCATCTAAATAACCATTCAGAATATTTATACATTCGTTAATTGCACCCTGCAATTTACACAGAGCGTCATAATAAGATAGTGCATCAGCATAAGCAGATGGTAAAGCGGGGGTACAACACCGAACCACATTCAAAAAATCCATATTGTTTTCATCTCCTTTAATAAAGCTTCATAAAGCAGTTTTGTATTTCTGGGTTGTTGATAATTTCCATGTCGATATTCAAGAATGTTTCCCGGTAGTCTTTCAGCAATTCGCTTAAATTATGATACATATTTCCCCGTACTTTCTTTTCAAAATTCCTATCACGTTTCTGCAAATTGTTTGCAGTTGAAGAAGCCGATGAATCATTTAAAGTTGCAGAAGTTAAATATTTTTCGTCTGCAATAGCCCCATTATCCAACAACCCTTGTGGAGTATCGCTGTAAAGGCTCTTTCCGTCTGCTGTGTCTGTGCGTGTACCGTCACTTTCAACGTTTTCAAATTCCATATTTGTTTCAACATAATTATAAGCATTCAGCGGGTCAAAGTCAAGTTGAGCACTTTTATAAAGTTGGTTGTAATACGGCATTATTTCAGCCATGGTACGGTTAAGATAAAGTTTGAAAAGGCCTGCCGTTTCCGCTCCTATTTCCCTCATCCAATAATGCGTTATAATTTTATTGTTAAGCGTTTCACGGTAACTTTCATCAAAAATCGGGTAATCTTTTAAACCGATATCATAACCATTTTGAATAAGTTGTCTTAACTCAACGGTGTAACTACTCATTTTCAATCTCACCGCCCATTTCCGGCACAATTGGAATTTCCGAATTAAATTCTACTGTCATATTAGTGCCAAACATTTCATTTATTTTTTCGCACGCCTGTTTTCGTTCATACAGGTAAGATTCACGTATCATTTCGAGCGAACCAAACGGGGCGGCGGCTTCATTTGCAACAAGCCTTTCCCGTTTATCTGTGAAAGCTGAAACAACACCAAGACTTGTCAACGCTTCGTTATAAATTTCCGTTTTCACGGAGAGTAAATCGCGTGCAATGAACGGAATGTCCAAATTAATGGGTTTTATGCTATCAAGATTTAAGGATTTATCACCATAAATAAACGGTTGACCGCCGTCCAACTTCATAATCAAGTTTTTAAGTGACAATCTTTCTTTTTCGTTGCACGCAATAAAAGCCGAAAACTTTTGTAAATTAGCATTTGTTTCTGCATTTCGCTGAATTTCATATAGCTTGCGCGCATACTCATTTATAATGTAGGCATCACCTGTTCTTGTCATGTTATTAAAAATTAACACGCTATTTGTTTCATCCAACATTCTAAAAGGCGTGCCATTCGCGGCAATTGCGCTTCGCTCAGACGGTACTCCGTACCAGTTAAGCGGGCCTGTATACGCAACCCCCAAACCAAAAAATTGGTCTAAGCTATCCTCATAGAAAACCAGAGCAGAACCCTGTGTTATGAGCATTAATTCAAGATATCGAATATCAATGCCTTTTGGCACATTTTCCCATTTAAACCGGGCTAGTGCAATATTTAGCAATCGGATTGTGTATTCGTTGTATGTCACATTATTTAAAGCGAGAGAATCAAAAAACTGATAATCTCTACCGCCTATTCCTTTTCTTGCCATTATCACACCCTCCTAAATAATAGAATTATCAAGAGCATAATTCTTGATATCGTTTGTGTGCCAAAATGTAACACCCGTTTCAAATGCCTGTTTGATTCGATTGTGAGCCACAACTGGAATACTGTCTATTAAATTAGCTTCTGTGCATTTTACAAAATTCCATGAACGGCGCCCGTATAAGTTAGGTACTTTTGTTTGTAGGGTTTTGTAGCCGTACATGGTAAAATAATCATCAATGCGCTTTGCATATTCATATCGCACACATTTAGGGAACATGTAAAAATACCATTGCCCATTTGCAAAGAAAGAATTTGAAGAAGCTGTATTGCCCCTTGCGCTATCGGGGATTATCTTATGTTCTTCGATTGTTACAAGCGTATTAGCAATTTTAGTCGCCGCACCTACAACACTTTCAACTGCCCCGGAAAAATCCCCGGTAAAAACTCCAACACCCGCCCCAACAGAACCGCCAACAATTGTCGTTAAAGCATTTAAATTCATTCCCATTTGATTCTGTGCATACCAGTTTTTAAAGGTGTCGTTTATCCACGAACAAACAGGGAAAGCGGGCATTGTCAACGATTCATCAAGTGAGATGTCAAGCCCCTTGTAATTCAGCGGTGTACATACGATAGGGGCTGAACCGCCAAGAGAACTAAACAATACGAAAGGCCCGTTCGTTCCTTGTGCTTCGAAATCAAAAAATTCGTAACGGTATTCTTTTCCGCTTGCGCCAGAACCATACAATTCTAAGGCCCTATACGGGTATGTGTACAATTTGTTATTTTTCGGCGTGTAACCATCTAGTGGTGCGAAAACGTTTAGCAGTTTGTTCCCGTAAATTCTTTCTGAGCCCATACTCGACACCCAACCATAAGACGGGGAAGCAGGGAAAATATTAAGAAGTTCAAGCGGATACATAAACATAGACACAATGGCGTCACCCTTGCCACTTTTTGCATACTCATCAACCATAGATATAGCCTTGTCTACTCGTTCTTTTTTCGCGTAGTAATAAGACAACCCAGTAAATGTGTTATCGAGTAAACTCGAAGTTGCTACACCGTCCAAGCGCTCTGAAACGGCAATGATAATGCCGGGTGTGAAATCATAAACAGTGCCATAACCGCTTGTAATATTCTGGTTGTAAACGTATTCCCCTGTTTCCAGATTCTCCGGCACAAGGTTACTTCCAAATGTATCATCGTTTGTGTGCTCACGCTCAACAAAAGATATTTTTAAAGTATCATCTGCAAACCATGTTTGAAAAACATCCTGTTCAAAATACACATCACTTTTATTTTCGTTCTGAAAACGGATATCTGTAATAAAGTTAAAATACCAACGGTTATTATTTCGGTAATACATGTAGTTGCAATTTGCTATTGTTTCATAATTTGCAGGAAACGAAACGAATTTATCGTCTCGCTGATAAGTTGCCCCATCAAGCGTTGCTATGATTTTTGTGGAAAGAAAAGAAAGACGTTCTTCCATATTCTGAAACAATCTAACGTGCGCATAATCGTTCCCCCATGGAACACCCGCGCACAGATAAATTGTTGTATTGGGATTTATTGCCATTTTCCTCTCCTTTATATTTGCCGGGCGGGTAACACCGCCCGGCTATAACCATTATGCGTTTACTGTAATTGTGGCTGTACCGTTCTTTTCTGTATTATAAGTAGAAGTCGCAGTCACTGTTACAGGCCCAGCTTCTGTACTTCCGATAGTGAGCACACCATCACGGGTGATTGTAGTTGCACTATCAGAATTTCCGGAAATGCTCCACGTCACGCCCTGCGGATAAAGCCCAGTGCCCTCTACGGTAGCTTTCATCTGAACAGTAGCACCTTTATTTGCAGTAGTGGTACCGGGCGAAACGGTAACTCCTGTAATTGTTGGCGCAGTCGTAACAAACGCAACCGCGTTCGCAAACGGGCACACGGCCATGATTCTCCAGTAGTGCGCCCAATACTGCCAGTACAGGCCCTGCCCGTTCATATCGCGGGTGAATTTCTGCAAAGCGTCCCACACTGCATAGAAATCTTCATCAATCAAAATCGCGTGCGTATCCTGAATGGGAATTTCATCCACAACGATAACACGGTACTGAACCTTAGCGGGTTCAAGATTGAACAGGGTGCTATACCCAAGTACCGCCAAGTATGCATCGGTGTCTGCATCAATGATAAGAACCTGTTTTTCTTTCGGCGTTGCAGTAAGGACACCAAGGCTATTATAATCCGAGCGCATAAAAGCCATCTTGTTAGAAACAGCTTTCATTTTCGCAAGGGCCATGTGCGCAGAAGTGTTATCCGTCACTTCGTCGATTACTTCAACCGCGAACTTGCCAGCCGTGCCATACTGCGCGAGCAGATTTTTCATGGTAGTAAATTCGTCCAGTTCTGCACCCGTGTACATTGCGTTGAATACAGAACTAATAAAATCGCTAAGGCCCTGCCACGACATAAACGCTTGACGCAACATATCATCAGAAATAGTCTGCTTATAGAAAACTTGATAATTCAGCTTTGCAAAAGCGGTATTTACGTCCGGAATTTCGCGCTTCATCCATTCTTCCTCTGCCTGTGCAGGGTCAAACTGGTGCGCTTTTGCTAGGTTGGTATAAACAAGTTCTACCGTATCGCCGTACTCGAGAATGCCCTTTTTAAGTACCCGCATAGGGTTAGTAAACAAACGATACGTAATCCATACGCGCCCGATAAGATTTACAAGTGTATCTACAAAAGCGTTCTGCGTGGGCTGATAATCAAGCACCGCCGTGCCGAACTCCCGAATATTATCCTGCGTCACCTGCGGGAGCCGATTTTCAAAGCTGGGGTTTTCCGCAACCATCTGTGCGCGAAGTGCTGTTAAAATCTGCGGCACATTATTGGTTACATTTGTCAAAACTTTTGCACTTTTCATTTTTCAATTACCTCCTCATTAAAAATAGATTTAATCTTTTCCGTTTCATCTTTAATATCATCAAAATCATCGTCTTTCAAATCTTCAACATGCTTTCTAACAGCATCACGGCCAGTCAAAACACGGGTAACATAATCACGCTTAAAATCCTTAAACGCATTGGAAATTTCGTCCATTTTATCGGACATTTCTTTCCAGTAACGTTCCATTCCCTCTTGCTCATCTTCACTATCGTGCAACCTGCGCAAATCTTCGCGCATGTCGTCCGTCATGCCGTCCTCACTATTGTAAAGACGGTCAATAAATTCACGGGCTTCGCTAAGTTTCATTTTTAGTTTTCTCCTTTCACTTTCAAGTTTGAAATAGCGTCTTTCAATTCAATGTACGCTTTCGTATTATCCGCAAGAGCATTTGTAAAATTTTCTTCACTTTCCGCGCGCGCGTTCATCTGTTTGACATTCAGCCAAACAAGAACGCCGCACATTACAATCGGAAATCCGAGCGTACTAACTATCTGTGTCATTACCGTGTAATCCATTTTTCTCACACCCTTTTATTAGCAAATTCATTTGCTAAAATTTGGAAATCTGCAACAGTCTTTTGTGAATACAAAATATTACAGCATTTTCTTACACCTAGAAATATCCCGTACATAATTCCTACTTCTTTGGCACTTGCTTTTTGATAGTTGTAATAACTTTCAATATAAAGCGCTTTCAGCTTTTCACACATTGGTAAGCTCACTCAAATCTTTATTAAAGATTTTAAGGACGGCTACGTCCGTGATATCCTGCCAGTAATTCCAGCTCCCAAACTCCTGTACCTTGTTAAGGTCGTCCGGCTTCACGCGAAACTTCCTTTTATTTCCAAAGTAAACATAATTTTCAGGGTCATTGCTTGCAGGACTGTTAATTGTGTGCCCGTTTTCGGCGAAAACAACAATCAGCATATTTGCGGTAAATTCAGTGGGCATAGGTGGCTCACCTCCTCCATATTCTACTTCATAACGCCCAACGATATTCGGGAAGCCATCCTCAGGCGTTACCCGATTATTTGTAATCCCTCGACCGACATGCCATTCTTCATGACAGTGTGGGCCGGTTGTATTACCAGTCATTCCGAAATTTCCGATAGGTAATCCAGCTGAAACAGAATCGCCAACTTTCACAAGGCGTTCCGCGTGGTGCGCAGTCAACACAGTGCGGTTAAGAGCTGGATAGTAAATCGCAATGAAATTTCCCCACGACCAGTTTCCGCCCGTGCCGTATTCGCTCCGAATAACTTCACCATCACCAATCGCCCGTACCATCGTGTCACCCATTACCCCGGAAGCATCCCGCGTGTTCCAGTCTTTACCGCGATGAGAACCCCCGAAAACCTGTGTGACATTTACAAGGGGGTTAGCTGTAATCCAAGTTGTGTAAGCCATTGTTTTTCTCCTTTTAAATAATTATTTTCAACATACTTTTAATTTCACGCTGAATTTTTTCATTTTCGTAAGCAAGTGTACCCGTTTCTAATGCTTCTTTTATTCTTCTGAAAAACGGGTGGCGTTCGTACTGCTTTACATACTGAATGGATTTATTTATGCTTTCTTTGTCTGGTGTGAAAACCATTGTATTATACGGGTCATAATCATATGATATAATTGTCATCCCTGTATCATAATCGAACCACACCCCATATTTTTTATCCCTCCATACGAGAGTAAAATAAAACCGCGTGTTTTTCCCTTTTTTCATTATCTGTGCTTCATCATCCAAATAGAATTTATTATCAACAGAATAATCTGCATAACCGAGAGCACGGGACATTTGACCAAACCTTGTATTTTCTTTCGCTCTTTTAAATTCCGCGCTTGTCGGAACTACCTGTAAAAGTATGTTATCTCTTACAACTGCATTTTTATTTTTCGGCAGTGATAAATCCCATTGTATAAAATATGGATTAGCCATTGAAATTGCGTTGCCAAGCATAAATAAGATAACATCGTCTCGCATTCGGGCTATTGTATCGTACAAATCGAATAAAAGGAAAGGCTCATTGCGCAAATAAGATGAATGCGATTTATCTATAATAAATTCTTCAAAAATCAAATTTGAAATATCGGGAAAAGCACTTGATTTATAATCACTTGCCTTTGTCAACGCAAAAGTGTATCCGGCTAATTCTTCATTAATGTACCATTGGCCCCCGTCATACTCTATTTTCGTATCCGGAAAAACTTGATTTTTAATAATGTCATTAAAATACTTGTCTGCGGTTTTTAGCAACTCGTCTTTATATCTACGAATATATCCGAACTGTTTACCTTTTTTAAGGAAGTCCCGTACCGCTTTGATTTTCCATTGGTATGATTTGCCAATTCCACGCCCACCAAGCACAATATTAAAAAGTGCGTTATAGGATAATGTATTATTAATGTCGTAGTACATTAAATCACCTCAATAGGATTTACAGGCAGAAATAATATAGCTTGCAAGGCCCGATGTTACAGACGGTCGGTTTCACCCGTTGCACTCCGCTGTAAATAGTATTTACATTTCCTGTAAATCCTATTATAATCATACCTGTAATTTACAAATTATGCCATGGATTTTTGTTGCTCAAATATGGATAATTGAATTAAACAACTTTTGATAAAGTTTCTTTAGTGCCCTATAATATCTGAAATAATTTTTCATTTTTCTAACTTCCATCCATGCATTTCATTTAATTTGGTTTTACAAAGTGCACATTTTTCATCAACTATTTTCTCTAGATTTATTTTTAACTCTTTGTTTTCACGTTCGAGCCGATTGATTTTAATAATTGCTTTTGCGAGTTTCAAGCTAATTTCATCATATAAACCACACATCTCATTATATTTACGCTCCATGATATCATTTTCATCATAGATTCTTTTACTATCTTTCATCAAATTTACATAGGCCCTTTTCAAATCGGAATACTTATCAATGAAATTGTTGTACATATAAAATTTATCCCCTTATATTAAACTCTTTATCAACTAGGACAATTCCACCATCAACATGAACTGGCATGAGTTTACCGGTATACGTTGCGCATGGATGAAAGTTTTCCCATGTAACCTGTTCTTTACCTTTATCTGGCAACCCCGCGCAAGTAACGTGTAGATTACCATCTATTTCTTCGATATATGTTTTCGGGCGTAAAAACCTTGCCCTTGTAAAATGGCTTTCGTGCGCCCACGCTCCAAGTTTATAGTCATCTATTTCAATGAACTTTTTAATATCTTCTAATGGTAAAGTTGTATGAATACTATCAGTGTCGCTGTAAATATACATATCTTTGCCATATTTTTCTATACTGTATTCTTTTATTTTCTGACTAGTTTCAATTGTGTATCTTCTTGCATAAGCTGTAATAAACGCACCAACAGGAAGATACAACGCTTCTCTTGTTTCTGGTGGTGAAGTCCTGTATTTAACTATCCCTTTATCAAGATACGGGTGCTTTTTAGCACAGATAGGGTCAAGCGCAAATTTACCATATAATGAATTTAGCATGATTTTCGACCAGTTTCGCATGGTGGGATTGTGTTCTTTCCCCGCCTTTATTTTCTCCTGCATCCATTTATCAACATACTTTTTAAACAAATCTTTTGATGCTCTGAATTTCCACCCACGAATATATTCTAGATTATAAACGTTGTAATGCTTTAAAAACAACTCAAAATCTACATTTGTTAAGCAAAGCGGAACGATATCTCCGTTACTTGAGGTTACATATTCTGTTTGTATGAAACGGCTGTTCCCTTTTAATTGAATTGTCGGCAGATATCCCTCTTTTATTTCAAACTCACATTTGAACAGTTGAATATATAGGGGGCGTTCTGCATCTTCAACATATTCACCGTCATAAAATTTGGGTTCGCCCCATGGCAAATCACAGTAATACATGCGGGACGGATACAGGCTATTTACATCGAATACATTACCCTCACATACATCTTTATCCGCGTATATCGGATTCAAGTAGGTAAACCCGCCTTTATAGGCTTTGCGGATATCCTTGTCGTAATTCGGTTCAGGAAACAACGTTCTAAACCTCTTTTTCCCAATGATACTTTTAAAATCTTCTAATGCACAACTACCCTGCGTTAATTTTTCAAAGCCCATTTTAAAAATTCTATCTAACGCAAGTGACATTATTTGAACATCGTGTTTCAAATATTCTGTTTCTTCTTTTGTCAAAATGTGGTTTGTTCCACGTGGAACATTATAATCAATTTCAAGTTTCTGAATATCCAAATGGAAAGCTTTCGCAATTTCATCAACTGAATAATTTAACAGTTTCATACTGTCGCGCAATTCTAAACTGTTCCCATTTTCAAACCGTATCTTTATTTTGTAAAACTGCCCGTCATCAGATATAAGTGCATTGAATTGCTTATTGTACAATTTTTTACTTTCAACATATTCATAACCATGCTTTAATAGAAAGCTGATACAAAATTCACCATCAAATTTGAGATTGTGAAAATAAAGGATTAAATTTCCACTTTCTTCACATGTTCTGAAAAAACTTTCTATACTATTTCCAATTACAATATTATCAATAACACCAATTTCGCAAACAGCCCAAGCCCATATCCTGCAATCATTTTTATCTGTGGTGGTCTCAAAGTCTGCTGTAAACATTACATGTTTAAAACCGTTAAAGCATTTTCAATTTTATTTATCATAGCATTTATAGCTTCTTCACCATAAGAATATTCAATTTCCAAATATGAGCCATAGAATGGGTCTTGACTTGCGAAATAAAAAGCCGTGCCGTTTATTTTGCTTATCCTGTCCACTAACTTATCACCAGCCGCACCGAAATTGTTTTGAATGGCTTTAATATAGTTTCTTTTGTATTTTTCATCTAAGAAAGTTAAATAACCACTACGTTCTCTATTTTTCGCGGTTTCTAATCTTTTTTTAACTTCCATAAGTGTTCTACCTGTGCCTTTTGTAATGGGTCTTAAACTTTCTTGTTCAATCGTGTAAAATGATCCTCTGCGCTGTGCTTCCAGAATTTCAAACCTTTTCGTTGTCTGCTTATTCGCTTTTGTTATCGCACGTTCGACTTGTTCACGAACAAACAACGGAACTTCTAAATTACTGCCCGCTTTGTATTTCACCATTTTCTGTTTTTCTGGTTTTGCCAATTCTTGTAAACGATTAAGCTCACGTGCTATTTCTGCGTCTGTTCTTCCTCGCATTACTTCCGTACGCGTCAGCGTATCCAGAATTTTAAATGCTTCGTTTTTAGATTGCAGTTGTAGTAATCTTCTATTGTATGCTCGAATTTCTTTATCTATATCCCTTGTTCTTAAGTTCCCAGCGGTGTATTTCAATCTTTAACACCTACTTTCTAAATAGTGCGCCCCGGTTATCCGGGGCGCTGTTTTCTCTTACTCGAAATCCAAAACCATAATTTTTGGACGAACGCTTTCACCGATCTTCGAACATGTAATAAAACCGGACTTTACATTGATTTTATTCATACCGCCATCGAAGTCATTCAAATCAACATCTTTTCGGAAAAAGACTGAATAGAACATTCTGTCACCGTCGCTGTTTTTTACGGAGGTGGAAGCATAAAGTCTGCCGTTACTCCCCATTTTAACCCAGAATGTCAACTCACCTTTAACATCGAAAACTGTTTCCACGCGGTCTTTAGTTTCTACTTTCTTTTTATAAGCCATTTCAGTTACTCCAATCTAAATTATTCGGTTACAAGCGTACCGTGTTCTTTTACAGCTTCTGCGCTGATTTCATAAGTGTTGTGAACTTTCTCTTTGTTTGCAATACCGATAAACTTTTCACCCTTGGCTTTCATTGCCTTTTGAATTCCGAATCATTCTTGTAAAAACCGTCCATTGTTTCAACACAGAAATTCCCGTCTTTCTCCTTGATAACGCTATAAATACGCCCCCTCATAAATCTTTACTTTCATTTTAAATATCTCCTTTTAATTTTGTGATTATATTATAAACGGCATTTATTAAATCGTCAACCCTCCTTTTAAACTTTTCTGCCGTTTCTAACCTCAAACGTAACCCTGTTCATAATAGGTTTTATATGGACAATTTTCGCATTTATTAACAATATCTTCTGTCTCTTTTACCTCTTTTAATGTGTCGGAAATTTCATATAGAGCATCTTTTATTTGTGCAAGTGCATTTGTTAAACCTATATCTATCATTTTAAATCCCTCCAATTATTTGCGGATTTAATTATAGCAAATAATCCAATTAAAGAACACAACAATAACCCCATGCCAATCGTTCTAAGAGCGTTTACGAAATCTAAGTACATTTTATCACAACTTCCTTGAAATTAAAAACACAATAATAACAAACGTTAAAATTCCCAATATATACGCTAATACGAGCATCTTTATAAGGTTGGTTAAACTGATGACCACCATTTTAATCCTCACAATTCTTATATGCATCTTTTAAAATGCCATCTTCCCAATAAACTAACCTGTATTCATCTTCATTCATATGCACAAAACCATATTCAACTTCGGACAACATGTTTACACCGTCTATCATTTGCATAGCACTGTCAAGATCTACTCTTGCTGTCTCGTTTAAAAATGCAATGTGTTCTTTCTTAAGTTTCACTGTAATACCTCCAACTTTCTTCCGCATTCTGGACAAAATTTAGGCATGTAAACATCCAATGTATGCCATCTATTTTAGCTAAGTTTTTCAGATAAAATTATCAAAGGCATGTCGCCACCACTTCTCATAAGCAATCGTGAATCTTTTCCAGTGTCTCCAATTACAAAATACGCGAAATTTTCATCTCTGCAACAAAATCTACAATTACACATTTATAATCAATTCTCCTTTCTGCTCTCGTAACCTCCAGACGGATGTTATTAACAAGGGCTTTCAATGGTATAATTACCTTCTCCAAACATTTCTACGCCGTATTCTTTCGCTTCTAAATAGCTTTTAAAATCCTGCGGCATTTCATCAGGGTCATTCGGGAATACTGTGCAAAACCATTCGTTCATTTTCGTTCTCTCCTTTCAAACGTTTCGTTTCCCACCGGACATTTTATAATCATTAATTAAGCTGTTGAGGGATTTTTCAGTGATTTCAACCACCTGCGGATTTACTATATCCGGGAATTTCATTTCCATTTCTTTTGCGTGACTTAAATTACCCTTTTCTATTTTTATCATCTTATATAAAGTATTAAGATTCATAATTTTCTTTCCGTTCTCCCCGTCAAGCCGATAGGACAGCCTTTCCTTTATCAACTCATAATGTCAAGAGCTTCACCCTCGTTATAGGCTGTACGTTTCCAGTAGTGCCCCTGTTTGGTTGTTTCCTTAAAGCCCCTTACGCTAATAATTAAATTCAAATCTTCCGGCGTTACTTCTATTGTAATACGTTCATCCATTGGCTTAAAAACAGCCGCATCTTTTAGGTACTTTGTAAATCTAATTGTCATTTCTCCTTATCTCCCATCACATCATATTCTGAAAGGTTTTGTTCTGTCCCTTTCACTGTCTATATTATAGCATGGATTGTTTGAATTGTATTTGCATAATCGTATCTTTCTGTTTGTACTATTGTGTATATTTGAGCCGGTGCTGGTGCTGGGCTGGGCTGGTGCAACATGCGGGCGGCAGCGTGCGCCACCGGGTGCCTGGCCGTG